CGTTGGACAGCCGCATTATCATACGGAATCCACGCGACGAGGTTTACAGGTAGGTCGATTTCCCCGTTTACGTTGGGGTACAGTTCTACATCGAAAGAGTTGAACCACCACTCCTGCAATTGCAGGTCGGAGGTCTGTGCCTGGATAGCGTTGCGGATGATGGCAACGGTTGGGTTCCGGGAGTCTATAGACGTGACTACCGTTTCACCGAGGGCAGGCAAGATTCGGTTGATTGCTTCAAGCAGCTTCATGTGACTCCCAAAACGAAAAAATGGGGCAGGCCAGTAAAAGGCCCGCCCCTATTGGTTAGTCTGTGTAGACTACTGCGGTTGCGTCACCACGGCGGATGCCGACAGTGTACATGTGGTACGAGTCGAGGACAGACTGGAAGTCCTTGGGGTCGTCCCACTGACGTACGGTCATACCGTGTGCCTCCACCGTCACAAGGGTCTTGCGGGGGTGGAACAGGATGAACGCAGCCTTAGCCTCGGTAGCAGATACGTTGAACTGCGGGCCAAGGATGTGGTTGGTAATAGCGGCATTCGGGAATCGGGGAGTCTCGATGACGCGGATACCGTTCAGTACGGCGATACGGCGCTGGCTGAAGTCGTTGTAACCGCTACCACCTTGGAATTCTACGTTCAGGAGCTTCTTGTGGTCAAGCAGCACGTTGAACACTTCAGGCTTCATCAGGGTAACGAATTCACCCAGGGAGCCACCGAGGTCACGGTTGATGAACTCAGCCAGGGCTTCCTTGTGGGCAGCAACGATGAAGTCGGCCTTGGATTCGGCATCCGTCTCGGCAGCGTAGCCGGTCATGGTGTCTTTGTAACCATCGAAGAACGCGCCGGAGTTCTTCAGGGCGGCGGGTGCAACCCAGTCACCAGCCTTGATAAGCTGGATGATGTGGGCTTGGTCGAACGCCTTGGCGTGAGCGGTGCCGTGTTCGGCGGCGTACTCAGCGGTGAAGTCCGGGGAAGTCCAGTCGTCCTGGTAATCGAACGGCGTACGGATGTACGAGGTCGTATCGACAGTGATCACCAGCTTGTCGTTCGGAATGCGCTTGGGGTCAAGGGTCTCACCGTTGCGGCGACCGGAGACCGAGGCACCGCCTACGCGGTCGATACGGTAAGCGTTCGACTGGTTCTGGACGGAGCGGAAAGTCGTCAGACCAGCGGAACGGAACAGGGAACCGACACGAAACGAGCCATCAATCTCGCCTTCGTAGGCTTCGATGTGGATGTCGAGGTCGGCGTTGGCACCAGCCCAGTGCGTACGGGTCTGGTTCGCGGCGTAAGGAGTTGCAGCCATATTATGTTTCCTTTGCTATGCTGGGCTTACAGCCCGAGTTGTTGGCCCAGCTTGCGGCGGGCGTACAGTTCTGCACGCTGGTTAGCGTACTGTGGGTTTTGATGCTCAGGCACCAGCTTTTGGAGTGCTTCCTGGAACTGGGCCTTCGTCAGGGCTTGGGCTGCGTCACCTCGGCCCGCTGACGGATTTTGATACTGGGGGCGTTGTGCCAGTCCACCATTTTGGTTCGCGTACTCAAGGATGAACTGTGCGCCAGACTTGATCTTCGCCGTGTTCTTGCTGTCAAGCAGTTCAGCGGCGACTTGGCGCATGTGCAGCGGCGCTTGTTTGTTGAACAGGGCCACTGCTGCGTCCCAGTTCTCTCGCCCACCAGCACCCTCGTAAATCGCCCGCACAGTGGCCTCACCCTGTACTCGTGCGGTGTTCACGATCTGCTCTGCAAGACCTACAAGGGCCTTGGCCTTCTCGCCACCCACTTCCTTGATGTAGTGGGTGTCAATCAGGTTGGCGTCCATGTACTCGATGGCCTTACCGAGTGCCCGCTCGATGTCCAGGCCGGGTGCCGACGCGATGAACAGTTCCCCGAGGGAACGGAGCTGCGGGTCGTCCAGCGTGGACAAGTCAAGGTCATTCAGCCCACCTGTCGGTCGTTCCAGTTCAGGCACTGGCTGAGTGATTTTGGGCTTCTCGATCTGCTGGCCCTCAAGGGGGTCTTTACGAGCTGCGTCTTGCTTCAGCAGTTCTTCCAGCCGTGGGTCAAGGGCCGGTCGTTGTGGCTGAGACTGCAAGAATTGGTCTTGGCTCTGCGGTTCGTGGCGTACCGGTGCTTGGGGCGCACTGGCACCCGAGGCATAGGCGGGCACGTCCGGGATGCCTGCGGGGGCGGGAGCCGGGGCCTGCACTTCTCGGGAATGCTGGGCGGCACCTGCTGGGGCAGCGGGTACGCTGTGGCCATGCACGGGCACCTGTTGGGCTTCAATCATCGGTCACTTCCTTATTGAACTTGTAGATTTTGCAGTGCCTGTGTCTGGGCTGCTGCGGCTTCTGCTCCAGCCATCTGGGTCTGGGCGGTCTGTTGGGCTTGTTGGGCCTCGGCTTCTGCGGCCATCTGCTCGTCTGACTTGAACAGCAACGTGGTGTCCACACTGCGGCCCGAGTATACGAGGTCAGCCAACTTTGACATGTCGATACGGGAATCAACCTGGGATAGCACTGGTGCGATTGCGGCCAGCTCCTGTGCGGCGGCGAGTACGTTCTGCACGTCTACGCTGCGACCAAGCGCGGGGATACCTGCCATCACATCCAGCTTTACATCCTCGGTTATAATACCTTGGAGTGCTCCTGGGTTAATCTCAAGCAGAAGGACAGGGGCCATAGGCACCTGCATCCCCTCGGCCAGGGAGCTGTACACCCCACCAAGGACGTTCTCTGCTTCGAGTGCATCCCGTCGAATCTCATAGGCGGTCACACGTTCTGCGTCCCGCGTGTTCGCGGTGTACATGAACGCTCGTGCCAATCGACTGAACACGGAATCGATGTCGGCTGACAGTGCCTGAATCTTCTGCGAGGAACCAGACTCGTGGAAGTTCACGGAATCCGGTGTACCAGCCACCCATTCACCAGACTCGCTCTTTGCGAGGGTGTCGATGTCAGTGCCGGTGCCGGGTGCCACGAGATTCACGATCTTCATGGACTCGACCTCGTACAGGGTCAGGGCTTGCGACAGCTCAGACAGCTTGGCGAAGTCACCTGCGAAGTCCTCGACCAGCCCACGACCGTAGTGCTCACCTGCAACGAGGTTCCAGGTCGGGGCGTGCCACGGGCAGTTATGCTCAGGGTAGTACCCTGGCTTACCGACCGGCAGGCCCTCAATCTCCTGGCTCACTTCGAATCCGCTACGCTTACCGCGACGGACACGCTTGATACAAGTGTACAGTTCCAGAGGCTTGGGGTCGGGAGTCTGCAATAGGTTCGGGTGTCGAACCAGAAGCTGCTCCTGGAACTTCTTGTCCAGGTCGTTCACGTCCACGTACTCACGTAGAACAGCACATTGCAACTTCCCACGTCCATCCCGCTTTGCAGAGAAGGATTGCAGGCCATAGGCCACTGTCTTACTGGCTTCACTGTCCCGGTATAGCAGGACGTTCCCAGTGACGATCAAGTGTTTCAGTGCGATCACGAGTTGGTTGTAACTCGCGTTCTTGAACAACTGCTGGCAGGCATCCATTTCCATACGTGCCAGCGATGCTGAGATTTCAGACGGGGACAAGCCAGCCTGTTCTGATTGCTGCCTCAGTTCCTCACTAAGGGTGACTTTAAAGAACGGGCGCGAACTTGGAAACAGCAGCGAGGCCAATTTCGCAGACAGGTTGTTCACCAGAAGCGCCCCCATACCCTGAAAATCTCGCTCCAGGTTCTGTTGGGTTCCAGCGAACGCAGCCCGCTCCACGTCGGCCATGAGTGACGCCACTGTCCAGCGGCTGTATTGCACGCTCCGTTGAACAAGGCTGTCGTCCCTGTACCGCTCGAACAGTGCCTTCAATGTGGTGTGGGCCATGTGCTGTCCTTAAACGATGTCGATGCCGAGGGTTGTGGACAGGGAGGGCATCTTCCGCTTACGCTTCTGCTCGGGCTGTGCTTGCTCAGCACCGCCACCTGCCACCACTTCAGCCACCTCCGTGCCCTGTTCCTGGGCGAGCTTCTGTAAGTTCCTCTGTAAGGTTTCTGCTGCGAGCTGGCGCTGCATCTGCTCGGCAGCCATGGCCTTACTCTCTAGTTCAGCCTGTTGTGCGCGACGAGTGGTTTCCTC